GTTGATCCTGGAGATGCTGCGTCTGATACTGGATCGGCCTCTCTAGTTTTTACACTTTTGAGAACCTTCTGTTCAGTAGAAACAATCACCGTCTTCATATCTTTCATGTTTTGGTACGCTGATTTCAAGTCTCCAAATCCATACTTATTAGCATGGACGAACAAAGCATTTTCATCGAGTTTTGGATCAATCTTTTTAATCTCACCGATCTCGTTATCAATTGCGCTTTTAACTGAATTGACACGATCCTCTTCTGCTTTAGCTTGTCCGCGTATTTCATTAATAGCTTCCATCTTAGCGATTTCAACTATCTCTGCATACGATCTTGGAACATAATCTGGGTCTTTCCAATCCTCCTCTTTTTTCACTTCAGGTGGGTTGTTAAATCCATTGTTTTTCTCATATTCAGCCAATTTTTGACTTTTACGAGTAAACTCGGGTAGGAAGTTATCCTTCCATTCCCTTTGAGCTGTAGTTAGATCTACCTTCCTTCCATCTGGAAGTTCGAATAGATTATCTTCAACTTCTGGAGCTTCTTCGGTTGGCACCTCTGGAGTCTCCGGTTCTTCTATCTTTGGAGATTCCTCACTTGGTGTCTCTTCAGCTGGAGTCTCGACTTTTGGAGTTGCCTCTGGAGTCTCGACTGGAGCTTTAGGTACACTGTCAGTAATTTCCATATTACTTTCGTATCCTTCTAACATAATTTTAGGATTGCCATCACCCTCGCTTGGTCTATAGAAGACTGCGATTGTACTGCTTGATCAAATTAATTTAATAATACATCGAGAGAGTTTAATGACGTCACTCCGGTCGTAAACTTATTTTGTTTTTGATGAACTTTCTTTTACTTTATTTGCATTCATGGCCATTTCCATTTTTGTATCTATTCCTCTATTCGCAATATCATTTTTATTCTGTTCTATCATTCTTTTGTTTTCATTCGCTTGCATCGTCTCTGCTGTAATTATTTGTGGATCCAAATTTATTCCTGCTTTTGCCGCCGCTTGGATTTTTCCATCTACTGGAAGGTCCGCATATCCGATTGTAAGTTTTGGTGGTTCGTCTTTTGGTTCTGGTACAATTTCTTTTAATTTCTCTGGAGTCACACCTGTAGCATACGCTGGAGAGAGATCGTATATAACTCTATCTTGTGCTTTCTCACCTGGATTATCATATCCAGCAATTTCAAAGTAATCGGATGGAGATAGAAGTTTTTGTTCCATATCTTTCTGCGCTTGTTCGTATTTAAATTGACGATCTTCAGGAAGAGTTTTTCCAGGGATAATACGTACCTCTGTACCATCTTCAAAATCATCTTGCATTAAAGTAATCACTTCAACCGCAGTACTCTTACCAAGAGTTTTTGCGTAGTGATGTTCAGTGTATCTTGTTTTTGCTAATTGATAGAACCAGTTAAATAATTCGTAGTTCACGTAATCGACAACTTGCGTCAATTCGTTGAGTAGTAAAAATGACTGATCAATAAGTGCAAGTCGTCCACCACGAGTTTCTTGTCCTTCACGCTGTCCTTTGAAAGCAGAAGATGCAGCCATGATATTGTCTATCTCACGACGAGAGTCTAACATCGCTTCATTTACAAAAGCAGGAAGTGCCGGACCAGTTTCGCGAGTTACACCATTTGCTACACCTTTACCCCAAATAACTCCACCTGTTTCAAAACGAAGTTTTTGCGCATCAGCCAAAGTCATAACAGTTGAGTCCACCTTCAAAATACCATTTACCAGCCTACGATTTTCAGCAATATCTCTTTTTGTCTCATCAACATCTTCTTGTAGTGGTATAGCTTGACCAATCATATCTGTCTGGCCAATCGGAGTATTTTCATTACTTAAAATAGTTGAATAAATATATGGCTTACGTGGATGATCAAAATGATTAAATAAATATGACGACATAGAAAGTGCTTCTTCAGCATTTTCTAAAATAGGAAGTTCGCCAGCTAGTTGTCTTTTCTGATCTTCAAGTAATTGATTTTTCAATGCAACACGTGCAGGTTGTTGTTCACGAATAGCACCGAGATAATTCTTTCTTTCTTCTGGACCTGAAGCGTTTTGTAGATTTAGTTCTTCTTCTGGTGTAATCATAATTCCATCCCAGTCCCAGTATGGATTTTTTATTTTACCTAAAATAATTGATCCCATTTTAAAGATAACATAATCCCAACACCATGCTTCTTTGTATTTCACCATCGGATTTTCTATCATAACGTCATCCTCATTTTCATATCCTTCATGTTCAAGTATTTCTTTTGCTTTAGCTGGAAATCTTTTTAGTACAGAAGATAGGTTGTCGTCAATTTCTTCAATAGCAAATTCACTGTCTTCTTCTTTTGTAGAGTTTTTTGCAACGCGTATTTTTCTTGGATCAATCGACTTTACATCGAAGTCATTTATTTTTGAGTTCCAGAAGGGTTTCAAAACAATCAGCCGAGAGAAATACAAATTACGAAGTCCTTTTCTCATTACTTCTTTTACATTTCTTTCCGCGTATTTAATTGCAAAAAACTTTTCTTGAAGATTTGCAAGAGTTTTACTTTCAGGAGTATTTCTTCCAGGAAGAATATTAGGTTTTGCAGGATTTGCAATGAGAGAATTAATAACAGCTTCGGTATTTACGAAAATACGGTTAGCACGTACCTTACTTTTTTTACGAGGAAGACTTGCTAACCATTCTGGTTCATTTTTATATGCAGCAACATTACGATTATAAGTTCTTTCTACTATATCAAAAATAGTTTCACTAGAAGCCCATCGGTTATCGACAAGTTTCACTAATTGTTTGTCATCAAGTTCGTTGATTTTTTTCACGAACACATTATACCATTTAATTAAAAATATACGCAATACTTTTTTTAAAAAGCAACTGTGTATAACTTTTCTTGACTTTTTAATTACCAGTTATTCGCTTGGGCCAGTGCTTCCCCAATATCTCCGACCACATTATCTCGTCCGATCAGTTGCTTCGAGTCGGTCCCTCTCAGTGGGTCCGGCAAATATGATCCAGACCCACCTGTCAAGGTTGCCAAGTACCAGTAAAGTGTGGCGAAAACATAGTGGTCCTCACCAGTTGTAGAATCCCAGCAATTGTGGACCAAAACACCGTTTGCAAAATATTCAGGAGTGTCTTCAACTGTTAAATTATACACCCTTTCTTTTTGCGTTGTATTGTCGGTTATACCATTTGTTTCCACACTTTTCGCTACAATATTTCCCTCCTCTTTTGTGTCGAGTGGTACACTCTTTTCCACACTCCTTACAAACAAAGGATATGGGTTCTTTGTTAAAGAAGTTATCTTTCCCGTGTTCTTTAAAAAACTCCTTAGCCACTGCTGTTTTTTTCCACTCATCACGTCCTGAAAAAAGTTTTTCTTTTGTTTTAGTAAATCTATTTTTTGCCCACGAAGGGTCTTTGGTGTAGATTTCAAAGTGGTGCTTGTAGTGTTCTTTTGTAGATAAGAGGACCAAGTTACTTGGCGAATTATTAGATGTATTATGGTCTTTATGGTGAACAATAAAACCCTTTGGGATTTCTCCAAAATTATCTTTGTAAACTTCTTGATGTAACCTTTTAATCCCCATAGCCCTATATGTTGGGGACGGTCTAAAATAATTACGATCTGTGATACTTTTTGACAAAGGGTATCTATAAAACTTAATACTATTGTATATAATGATTTCGCTTGCCATGTATATATATTATCACATAAAGGAATAGAGAGCAAGGGTTGCACACCCTTATTCGTGAAAACAGGATGATCTGCTGTTCCACGTAGATTTCCCTTAGTAATAACATCTGTGACCCTATTCATTGTGGCATGCACTCTTTTAAAACCATCCCTTGTTAAAACTCTATCTCCTTCTTTTATTTCTTCAATGTTTTTATCTCCATCTTTTGTAATCACTTTTGTTCCAGCTATAAAACAATATGACTCAATCCCTTTATTATCTACTAACTTTGTTCTGCGTAAAGTCTCCCAATGTTTCAGGTAGTTTTTAATCTCACTATCCGACGCAAGACTAAAGAGTATCTTTGCATTCAAAACCTCGTCAATCATCTGATCAATGATACGGTTACGGTTCGAGTACACCACCCCCTCACGGTTACCCTCCCCCCACCAAACAATCGTCTTTGGATTACTCTTATTCTCCTGAAACCAAGACATGTAAGTATTCCGGTAATTCTCAACATAGTACTTTGACATCGTATTGTCTGGCATCGCGTCAATCACCATCGTCGGTTTGTAATGTTTTATAATATCATCCAAATCGGACCACTTCGAGAAGCGCCCAACGCGTATCAATCCCTTCTCACTACCAAGACAATAGTGCTTTATGTTACCAACGTCCACTCCGAGATAGTATTTACCTGTATCAATGTTACGTGGCGTCCAGTTATCTAAAATAGTACTCCTAGAAACACGAATATCACCCGGAGAGTATGGTTCCCCAAGCACGAAGTTGTAAAAATACTCCTGATCCCCCTCGCTATCCTTGATTATTTCCGCCGCATCTATCCAACATGCCATCAAAAGCGAAATATGGTAACCAGAAATTTCAGCACTTGGCTTTTGCGCCACCCACCGTCCCATCCTGCGATCATTATCTGTCAATTTCTCCTTACAAATCTGACATTGGTAATATTTACCTTCAATATTCAGACTATCCGGCCACTTCAAAACCTGCTCCGTGTTACATGATTTACAAGTCACGCACCATTCCTTCATATCCGACTTGTTCCACGCTATATCGATCGCATCCTTCTCGGTTGTCGGGTTCGAGAATAACCATCGGCCCTTAATCGACCCTTTCGTCACATCCGCTCCCTTCAAACGCGACTTCATCGTCTCCAACACGCTCTGGTCCGAACGCGATGCCTCATCATGGATCAGCAAATCAGCCGTCGTCATAATCGCCGCCGTCTTCGAAACCGTACCTTTAAAATATAAAAATCTTTCATCAAGCTCCTTTCGCTCAATGTTGTCCGTATTCATCCCCTTGAAAACCTGTGGGTTAGCCGATAGTATCTTGTTCGTCTTAGAACTCACGAACTCCTGCACATCACTATCCGTCGGAAACGTATACAAAATATTCCACTTGAACTTCATCATCGCAAACAGCGCCTTGAGATTAAAAGACACCGATCCTCCAATCTGCGCACATTTCTTAATAACTATCTCCTGTGACCAGTCGGTCAGTATATCCAAGAGAAATAACCTATCCTTAAAGTCCAACGGGTCACCCTTCTCCGAGACGATATTATTACTAATTATCCAAGCAATAATAGACAAATCATCCGCCTTTACATCCGGACTTTGCTTCTCCTTCCTTTTTACATAATCAAATCCCATTTTGTTCTGCGCGAGCTTTTTCCATCTCCCGCCATTGTTGTGGATAAACTAGAGCAAATCGTGGATCATCTGGCGTCAGCATCGCATCCGCCATAACCACCCGTTGCCTACATATCATCTCCGACTCCCGATAATACGTATCACTCCCTTTGTCCGTAATCTGGCGTATAGCACTATGTCCCTCCGGGCATTGCC